TGTCGTAATAAAAAGATTTACATCCAATTCTGTTAACAATTCATGTATCGAGGATACAGGTTCCTTCACTATTCTGTAGATGTCACTTATCTCATCGACGAGATTGCTGCGGCCAATAGATCTCTCAATACGGGAGGCCAACTTTAAAGGGTTAATCTCTTTTGTCCGGATGCTATACTTTGATATCAGATTATCTAGAAGTTGCTTCCACAATGGCATACCAGCAGCTATTGAACACCCAGCACCTATAAAAATGGCCAGACGTTTCTTGAGAATTTCCTTGGTGAGAATGGCTATTATATGGTCATAGTCTTTACTTGTCATTACAATCCTCAAACGAGCATAATTGATCTCAAACTTTAAAACATGATTTATGGTTCCTTATTTTAGTTCGTTGATCCCTTTTTAAGAAAACCTCATGGTTAGAATCTTTAAAAAATTATGGCTCCATCTCTTTCCACCTTCTCACTATGGTTTCGGTGCCTTTTGGGTGCGTTTTAAAAGTGTATATAAATTGAGTATTATTGCTGGAAATTTACAACTTTACGCTAAGAGTGTCAAATGTTGATTTCAGGAAGCAATACCTAATCTATAACCTGTGATTACTATATCATGATTTTAGATAATCAATAGATTATTCAGATAGAAGATTTTGTTTTGGACATCCATGTTGATCTAGCCACTGTTTGTCGATTTGCGGAATCTTTTTTCTTAATATCGGGATCAAATAAATCTTCAGGATTTACTTTGTTGTTTTGAATAAATTCCTGCAGTGATCTCTCTGAGATTCTAACCGCTCGGCTTCCAATTTTTATAGCTACAAGAGATCCCTCCACTATGAGATCAGAAACATGCCGATCCGTACAGCTCAGTGTCTCGGCCACGGATTGAATTGTAATGTATCGATCCTTCGTACTATCCATCGAGGGATCCTCTTATCCCTGCGTCATCCATTTCGACCTTGCGACTTGGGGCTTAGTCTCACTGGCCTTCTGTTCTTTAACCGTTTCCTGTTTGAGATATTCTGCCAACATCTGCAGAGACGGCAGCCACTCTCTGTCGGCACAAGCCGCGGCTCCGACCTCGCAATCCAGATAGTGATTGGCTGTCCTGATCCGCTTCCAGTATTGCTTGCCCCTACGATCTTTGCAGAGTTCCTCCGCTAGGAGTTGCTTGGCATAGTCCTCTCCTGTTTCCGAATGGAGAAAGAATCTCTGCGACTCACCTAACTTTCGTTCGAGACGCCAATGGATCAGGGCCTTATATTGTGATGTATCCAGCAACCGTATCTCCAGACCTCCGGGAATAGGTTTGTTGCTTTTAGTAAAGGTATCGATGCGACTGATCTTAATACGCTTAAGATCAAGTGTCCTCGTGTGGCTTGCACCCTTCGTTCCGAAAACCACAAAGGGCCGATTCAGAAGCATCTGCCTCTCGTTCTGTTTACGCAGCCATTCGTATATTTCTTCGGTGCGCGTCCATTCACTGCTTTCCGTCTCGCCGCCGCCGGTGTCGATGCCGGCCCGCCAGATTCCCATTGTTTTATCCGATCCCGTAATTGGATATTTTGTGTCATAGATCAGAGTCTCCACATCGGTGAAGGTTGTCATGTAGCCGTACTGTACGAGATGATTGTCGAGATTCGCAGCCCAGGCACGGACGATAAACCAGAAGCCGTGTTTCTGAACGTCGATGAACGATGTAAGCGCAATCGCCCAGGAAGGAACGATGCCAGGCGGGATATCCGTCTTGTGTTCGAGAATGCCGCTCTCTTTTTTGGGGATGATCGTTTCCCGCCAGGCCTCGGCCTTATGCTGCGTGACGAAAACCATGAGCTTTTTTGGATCTTCTTGGCCACGGAGAAAGGCGGCTGCGACACGCGAAAGGCTCACAAACGGCGAATACCAGGACGGCAGATGGAAAGCGATGACATTCGGCCGTGCTATATCATTATCCGGAACCCAGCCATATAAAGACGCCGGATTTTTTAAGCCGTTTGTGACGGCCTTATTTCTCACATAATCATCCCAATGCATCCCGCAGGCTTTACATTGATAGTGGGCCAGCTTATTTCTGAATATCTCCCGGGGATCTCTTTTGTCCTTCGGCCAGGTAATATGATCAAACTCCATTTGCTGAAATGCGGAACAAATCGGACACTGCGCTTCGTAGTGATATACGATATCGGCCTCGGCCTCAATATCGGCTACGATCCCCGTCTCCAGGTTCGGAGTAGACAGTTCGAGGATCTTCGATGTGTGGGGAAATGCCGTCGTCCTGATCTCACCCAGGGATCCCGGATCGGCTTCCTTGCCGGAAAACTCCGGGAATTTGTCTCTTTCGTCTTTAATGAGGACCGGAACGGATTCCGAGCTGAGCTCCGCAGCCGATGTTGCCCAGACCATCATCAAATCAGCACCATTGATGAATTTAATGGAAGTGGCTGTTGTATCGTCCTTCCAAGGACTCATGATCGAGGCGAGGCATGGCGACTGCTTGAACATGGGTAGTATCCGGCGCTTACTGATCCTTTTCGTAACTTTCTCATCGGGTCCGACGTACATCGCCGACCGGGATTCATGTTCGATGGCATAGGCCATGCAGTTGAAGGCGATCCGCGTCTTAGCTGTCTGCGGTGCCCAGCAGAGGAATATTTTCCGGATATAAGAGAGGTTCCAGGCATTCTGTGGTCCGATGGTGTAAGGCGTGACATCATTCCGCCATGGTCCGCGCATCGGCCCGTCGGTGATGATGATGTTCTTCTCTGCCCACTCCGAAACTAGAAGCTTCTCTTTTTTCCTGCAAATCTCCCGTTCACCCTGGTAAAAGGTAAAGCTCACGGGCAATGCCAATGGTAGCGGGGAAGGGTGATATGTAGATGCTTCGAGGTTCATGTTTCCTGTTCTTCATCCTCATCGGGGTCGATATCGTCAGCCATTGCCGGCACTGATATCGGAACCGTGAATGTTGCATTTCCGGCATAACGGTCAAAAAAATTAGCGAAGGCCTCAAGTAGGAATTCGATCAAGTCTGAGGTCTTCTCGGAATCACCGTTAACAATTTGGATGATGTCACCAGCCCGTGCATGACTAAAATTCTCTGCATCACTCTTGAAAACGGCCATCCTCATGGTCAACTCTTTCTCAAGTGCTGCCTTTTCCACATACGTGTCTTTGGCAATCTGTGTCTTTAACATCCAGTGCTCAGCCTGAGCCCTGATCTTGTCCGTCTCCGCCTGACTTCTTTCCTGCTGCAGTCTCTCGAGTTCTTTGTTGACCTTACCGCCATCTTGCCGCTTCAAAAAAGTCGCCGCATACTTTTCAACATCACTGATCCCAAACTTGCCGTCAGACCGGGGACGGATCTTGCCTTCCTTTTGATGCTGGTATGCGGCAGATTTCTTGATCTTCCATCCCTTGTCGTCAAGATAATTGACAACGGCGAGTAGATTTGGAAGCGCATCATCATCATCGCTGAAGTGCTCTTTCCATAGAGCATCGATAAAAGCCTCGAGTGCGCCTTCCGCCGATTTCCAATCTTTAAGATTAGAGGAAATCGATTCCGCGTTATATTTCTGGACGCCTTTGACAACAGCATTGTGCAGGACCTTGAGCTTTACCTGGTCTTGCGGATCAGCAACTTCCAGCAGTTTTTTCAGTTTGTTCTGATCCATTTTTCTGTCCGGCAAGATCATGCAGAGTAACCGGGACCGCTCTTCACTGTTCGCCTTATCCCAGCGTATAGATGTAACTTTTACTTCCCTTCCCATTTACATGAGGCCTTTTTTATGGTATCTGCGCTCATGCGGATGGTAGCTTTACGCCCTGGGTTGCCGCCCAGGTTCTTCGGGAGTTCACGCTCCCTGAGAATACTGTCCGCTCCCTTTCTAATTGTTACTTTCCCGATCGATTAACGACGCCTTCTGACCTGTGAAAGTTTCCCACCTCTTAATGATGACGTCGCAAAATATCTCCGATAGTTCCATGACGTAACATTCACGTCCCGTCTGTTCGGCTGCCATGAGAGTGCTGCCGCTCCCGCCGAATGCATCTGCTACCAGTGCCCCGGGCGGTGAGCTATTCCTGATGCTGCGGGCGCATAATCCGATTGGTTTCATTGTCGGATGATCCTTGCTTTTAACCGGTTTCGGAAATTCCCAAATATCGCTCTCGATCCCGCAGGCCTCGGCACGGACCAGGGGAACACCGTCGCTATCGAGAATGATTTTATGCCGGCCATAAATATCACCTAGGTTCCGGACACCGGACCAATAGTGGCTTGTTCCTTCAAACCAACCATAAAGTATGGGCTCATACTGGCGCTGATAATTGGCCCGGCCGATGGTGAAATGATTCTTAATCCAGATGATGAATGTTGAGAAGTGCCCGCCGCAGTCACTGAATGCCCGCTGCAGAGTATGAAGTTCGCTGCTCGACATGCAGATATAAACGTCGCCGGCGACATGAGGACGGATGGCTGATATGGCACTATAAAGAAATTGATAGAAGTCCTCTTTCGTTTCGAAATTATCATTGAGTATGGTCCTGCCGGCGTTCTCTTTTGATACCCGCTTTCTCATTTTGTCCTTCATCGTGGCGCCGTAATTGACGTTATAGGGAGGATCCGTGAAAACCATGCCAGCCTTTCGGCCGTTCATTAGTTTTTCCATATCAGCCGGGATTATCGAATCACCGCACCTGAGACGATGGCGGCCGAGTTGGTAGATATCGCCTCGCCTCGTAACCGGGATTTTAATTTTATCGGCCTCGGCCTCGGCATCGAAATCATCTTCTGTAACATCACGGCCCAGGAGTTTCTCGATTTCCGCTTCATCAAATCCGGTGAGTTCGATATCGACATCATAGGTCTCAATCTCGATGATAAGGTCCTTGAGACGGGGCAGATCCCATTCACCGCTAATTTTATTCAGAGCAATGTTGAGAACCTTCTCCTTTTCCTCGGATAGATCGACAATCGATACATTCTCACTGGTAATTCCGAGATCGAGAAGCACCTGGCCACGCTGATGACCGCCGACAATATTCCCTGTCCTCCGATTCCAGATAATGGGATCAACGTAACCGAATTCGAGTATTGACCTCTTGAGTTTTTTATATACCGGATCGGCCGGACTTTGCTTCTTACGGGGATGGTAAGGGGCCGGCATGAGTTCGGCGATATTCATGGTTTTAATCTCCATGGAGGACCTCCGCATCTATTATCTTCCTTGCCTGCTCGATGCTTTCATATTTTTTTTGCCAAAGACGTACGGTCTCGACGCTGACCGCCAATTTATCTGCTATCAGTTCGTTCCTGATGCCCAGATGCAAAAATATTGCAAGGAGGATCATCCCCCGATAATCGAGATGACAACCGCTCAGGAATGTCCCTGTGAGCGCAGTGAAAAATTTCCCGCACTTCTCAGCACGACACCTTATCCGCTTTCCCCCCCAAAAATTCTGCAATCCTTTGCCGGTGATTTCTGCCTTGCAGCCGGGACACATTACATAGTCCGGGTGCAATCGTTCGAGGATCCGGTGCCGACAAACCGATTCATCCAAAAAATTAACTCCAAAAGAATGAAAGATATCGGCCGGCGTGAAGAACCCAAGCTTTATTAAATTTGCAGAGATTTTATGAGACTCCATTTTTCCATCCAGTTTTTCATCTCAAATGCAGAGATTATTTGCGGTTTTGCCAGCCGTATCATTCCGAGGCTGGGGAAGGACCCGCAGCATTTTCTAGTCTTAATGATATATTAATCAGGTTGTTCGCGATCAGGTACTTGAGATCATCGGCTGCATCTTCCAGGAGCCGCACGGCATCTGCGGCTATCTGCCAACAACCCGTCTTCATATCCGTTCTGCAAAGACCCGGCTCGAAATATAGATATGGTCTGCCGTCGTATTTTCGATATAGTTTTATTCCTTGATCCTTATGCTGCTTGAGGTATTCGGAAAGATGGACGACCGGGGTGCTGTCCTTCCAGGATTGCAATCTAATCCTTTCCTCCACTTTGGGTGCTGCCGGCAGCCGGGATCCTGAATTGATCGCTCCACTTTGGGATTCTAATGGCGGTCTATCCTCCACCTTGGCTATTAATGGATCATACTTTTCTCTCAGTTTTTCTAAACTCATTTCATTCTCCTAAGTGTCACACGTGGAACGGGCTGTCACATGCGGGTGTCACATGTGAAACGTCAATCATTTCGCTTCTGTCACATGTGGAACATGCACTTTTTAATATAATCAAAATATTTCTAAAGGAATGAATCGTATTGATAGAAAAAAAATATATACGCGCGCGCGCATGTGCGATAGGTTGATTTTCACGTGTGACACATGTGACAGCAGCGTAATCATTATGGATTTGCATGTGACATTGCGTGTGACATGCATGTGACACATGTGACAGCAGCGATTTTATTAAACAATCATCCCTCAGATCGGGCAGTATTTTCAATTTTGGCGCGCGTAACATCTCAAAGGGGAAGCGGGGGGCGCGCAGCAAATGATGACGTAAGACATCATTTTGCATAGACATTTCCTTTAATTTTCCCAGATGTCTTCCATATTTTATAATCTGGCGGATCACGGCGTGGAAGACACACGATAAATCCATTTTGACTCAAGCTACTCAAAATTCCTCCCACCTTACAGTGAACGGATAATTTGAAATCTTCCTCTGAAATACGGTATTCTTCGCTTAGAATCTTAGCGATTCCTTTTATTGATATAGGCCCTTTATCTTTCACAATGTTATAAATCGTACTGTATGTGATCAAACTATCAATCGGCATGGCTCTTTACCTTGATCCCCCCAATGACACGTTTTCTGCCGCGATCCCGCGGTTGATATTGTCTAAGATTACTAATAGCCACATAGAGTTCACGGAAAAAGTTTTCCCTGTTCAATGCCGTGTAACCATTCTTGCCGCAGTAACCTTTATAATCATCGTATAGATCGGCTTTGGCGATCTCATACTCATCGCCGATCTCACATTGATCATCGACATAACAGAGCACCGGGTTATTAATGCGCCGATAGTCCATCATCATCTGTCTCGTCTCTTCTGCCTGAGTAAATCTTTTATTCTGTGACAATCGCGCCAGGCCTACTACCGCCCAGCAGAATATTTCCGATAGTTCACCTTTTAGAACTTCAAAGAGTTCTGAATCCTTATCCGGATCATCATCGAGAAATTGACGCTTGAAGCGCACCGGCAGGACGCGCCGGAAAAAGCCGTCCGAGTTATCGAGCACCCGGGGAAGGCGATTCGCCGCAAAGGCCAGCTTGCAGTATGGCGAAAAGGTAAAAGTATTTTTATGCTTGAATGCGGCGTTGATCGGATCTCCGGACGTGATCGCCTTGAAATAAGGGCTCTCAATCGCTTTGGCGCCGACCTCTGTGCTGATATTCAGCAATTTGTTGTATAGGGATGACCGCTGAAATTGATCTTCCAGATCCTGAAAGGAAACAGCGGCGCAGTTCTCATCACCCACAAGTTCTTTCATAATTTTAAGGAATGTGCTTTTCCCGTCCGATCCAGGACCGACCAATAACAGACATTTTTCATACTTCGTATGCCTGACTAGAACATAACCTAGGTATTCCTGGAGCTGAGCGATTGCTTCCTTGGTCTGAATTGTCTGTTCCAGATAAAGAAGCCATCGTTTGCAGCTTTCATTTGATTCCGGATCGAATGACACCGGCAACGAGTAGGTACAATAAAACTCACGATCGTGCGGCTTGATCTCATATGTCACGAGATTGAACATCCCGTTTTTCAGACATATCCAATCAGCCTCGTCATTGACCTTGCGGCCATGCGGAATCGTGCAGAGCATCTTCACCTGATATGTGGCGTCCTCTGCCCGGCTTTTCTGCGATTCATTCCCCAGGTATTTCAGGCACAGGTTGCGGACGTGATCCTCATCGAAATATTCCCAGTATTGATCATTCCAGCGATACATCAGACCTGTTTCCGGATCCGACAACAGGGCGAGATCGCCTAAAATCTTATTGGCTAGCAAACGCGGCTTGAAAGACATGCGATCCTTATGGACGCCTCTGGCAAAAAACATTTCGGGGCCAGCGGGGGCAGCCTCGTCGAAAGAAACCGCCGTGTCCGGAGATTGCGCGAAAATTTTTGCCGATTCGATCAAGGCGTGAAAATCATCGGTCGTTTTTTTATGCCGTACAAAAAAGTCTGTCAAATCCTGCCCATGATTCGCAGGATATGCCCCGGATTCGTCGATTCCCATGAAGGACGGCCATTGTATCATTCGTATCGATTTTGCCGTGCCAATGAGCGCCTGTGCCGCGAAGGTCGCATATTTTTGACCAGGCTCGTCAGCGTCATAAGCAATGATAACGTCGCGGCCCTTGAATGGCGCCAGATGATCGGCTGGCCAATTCTTCAATTTTGATGTCTGGGTGATTGCATTAAAATTCCGGGAAAGAGCGCAGATCGTGTCGGTTTCGCCCTCGCATAGAAGGACTGGCTTATCCTCAATTAGCGGTTTTGCAGGAAAAAGGCGCGATGCACCCGTCGACCGGGCAAATGAAATAATTTTATATTGCGTTGCGCCCTCAAGGTAAGGGCGAATATTGACCAGGTTGCCCAGGGAGTCCCTGATCGGGATAGCGATCTTTTCTGGAACTTTAATTTTGACAAGATAACCCTTTTTCGTCAGGCGATATGTTTCAAGACGGAGATCGAGGATCTCGATCCACTTCTTGGACCATCCGCGTGTCTTCTCCAAACGCTCGATCCATGAATCAGGCAAGGCGGGAAATTTCTCCCATGCCAGGTGCATCAATTCAAGAGTCTTTTCGTGAGTAATGGGTTCGGCTTCGCCATCTCCCGCTCCCTTCGCCGCCGCGCGCTGCTGTTTTTGATCCCCCCCAAAGGGAAGGCCGAATTTCTCACAGAAGGCCTTAAAGCCTTCCTTTTGACCTAATCCATTGACCTCAGACCAGAGCTTAAGCAAATCTCCAGAGGCACCGCAGGAAAAGCAGTTATATTTGTCTTTTTGAAAATTATAGGAAAAGGAGGGGTTTGATTCCTGATGGATAGGACAGAGGCCGTGTAGTTCGCCTTTCTTCTCTTCCGTCGACGTGACCTTAAAAATATCCTTTGCGATATCTTTGCGCTCGGTCTCTGAAAGGTGTTTTTTTGCGATGCCCACTAATCAATCTTTCTTAAATCCACAAAACTTTCAGGTCTCCAGAATACTTTCCACTTGCTCCGAAAACGGCCGCTCGATTCGCATGATGACTTACCTGGTACTTCGATCTTCGCCACGAT